CTGCGTACGGCATGCCATCAATACGATTGATTGGTTGCAGACCATAGGGTGCCGAAACGGTGGGGTAAGCCATGTTTGGACTCCAAAAAAGTTAAGTGCCTTTGCCGAAAGTAACCTTTGTGTTTCGCTCTTTGAAAAGCGGCATACGAGGGTCATTATCGCGCATGTATGTGTTATCCACTGATTGCATCTGCGACTCGGCTTGTTGGCCGTAATACGCATTACGCTGCTCGGTGAACTCCACAGGTGTTTTGCAAAGCAACAAACCGCCAACACAGATTGAATCTGGGAATCGACCGTTGGTCTCCCCGAACAATTGAATCTCTGGGTGATCAGATGCTTTTACTGGTTCCCATCCTTCGCGTAGTTTTGACGAAATATTACGCGGATCATCTGCGTTCATTGTGCTGATACGAATCCAACGATAAGCATACCCAGCCTCCGGATCGGGGTCAGGTAGAAGCTGCGCTGGTGCCCACTTTGTGAGGCGAGCAGTCGTAGCCCGGGTTTCGTTATCACGCTTTGTACGAATTTGTTCCGTCATTTTCATTTCCTCATTTCTTCCGCAACCTTACGAGCATAGAGTTCCAATGGAACCCCGAGCCGCTTGGCGATTTCGACCTGCGATCTAGTAAGTACGACCTTTCGGGGAGCAGTACTACGTGTTGCTGGTGCGACAACATTCGACTTTTTTGGAGGAGTGGGCGCATCCCCCGTCTTCTCGGACTCGAACGCATCCGGGAAAACTTGCTTTAAACGAGAGTTAAGCTTCTCGTAGTAATCATCTGAGTTTGTAGCAACGCCCGATTTGATGAGTTTGGTATGGTAACCAAGCGCAAAACTCGTCATCTCTTCGTCTGATCCAAACCACGGATTCTTTTCTTGCCACTGAACAGCTTTCGCGTCAGGGCGAGGCACTTCTGCCTCCGGTTGACGCATTTGTACATTAGTTTCCGGTTCCTGTAAAGGGGTTGGGCGGAAACTCGCAATACGCTGCGCCTTCATTTTCACATCAGTAAGCGCCTCTTGAGCATCCACCATAGCGTCAGAGTCACCAGATTCGTAAGCGGCCTTGTATTTACGCTTTGCGTCTTCAAGATCGTTGGCGACGTTCTTTTTGGCTTGCTCAATCAGTGCCGTCTGGTTGCTATTCAAGGAGCCCTTGAGCTTCTTGTTTTCCTCCACGATGGCTTGGGCGATCCGAATTGCTTCGTCCTTTTCTCGCAGGGCGCTCTCTTTGGCGCGACGCTCTTCGTGGTAGCCCTTGGTAAAGTGCTTGATCCGCTTTTGGACGCCCTCGTCGTACTTGGAAAGCTCTTCGTCAGTAACGTCCTTTGGGGCCTCGGCCATCGGCTTGCGATTACGATCCTCCTCCGGGGTGTCATCGACAATTTCAATCTCGTCTTCCGGCTCAACTACGGCACCGCCCTTGCGGGGGTTTGTTTCCACTTCATCGGGAAACTCAAATTCTGTTTTTTCAATTTCAGCCATATTGACTCCTTAAACGCGCTGGATGCCGCGAGGGTCTTGTACGACCGCCTCGACAGAATCGTCGTTGATGATCCGCCACTCGGTGCCGTGGATTTTCATCCGTGTTCCGGTGTTCGGTCGAACGATTACAAAGTCACCCACCTTGCAGCTTGGGCCACTCGGAAAGCGCTTCTCGTCCTTAAACGCATCTGGTCCCATCTTGGCCACGAACAGCACAGGAGACAGCAGCTCTTCAAACTGCATAGTCTGGCCAGCTTTTAACAAGCCGCCTTCGTACTCTTCTTGTGCCTCGGGAAGCATGCACAGTAAATGGAAAGTCGCGGGGTCTGGAACTTGTTTGGCTTTATCCTCAACTGGTTTATTGAGAAGGCCAGACAGGTCCACCGCCTGAACATCAAAGTTAGTCGTCATTGTCATACTCTTTCAGTTTTCGCACGAGGTCACCGGATTCAGATTGTGCGACCCGGAGACCTCGGATATGTCCGCACAATTCTTTATAGTGGTCGTAGGATTTGCATCCGCCGTCCGCTATAAATTCGATAAGAGCTACAACGCGCTCCTCAAGTTTTTTGTTGAGGTGCTCTAATGTCTGACGTTCCATTACTCTCCTTTGCTACCCGACGGTTTAGCAGTCGGCTTGGTCATTGACTTCATCAGATCGGATTGGAGCTTGAGAGCGTCACGCTGCTGCTCAAACTGCATCTTCTGCTGATGCTCTTGCTCTGCCATACGCATCTTCATGGCATGTTCTTCTTGCGAAATTTGCATATCTTGCTGGGCTCGTGCGGCTGCAATTTGTGGGTCTTCCCCTGAGCGACTGGCCAGCTCTTGCGCCTTGAGTTGCATCTCTTGCTGCCGGATGGCCAACTCGCCTTGGACCTTCTGGGCTTTGACTTGAGCTTCCTGTTGCTTGATCTGCAGTTCTTGCTGCTGCATCTGAACCAACGGGTCTTGCATCTGCTGCTGCGCCTGTTGAGCTTGCTGCTGCGCAATATCTTTTTGCAAGAGTTGGCTTGCGGCCTGAGCCGTGAGACGGGAGAGTTGAACTTCCACATCCTCTGGCAAGTTCTCGTTCGGGTCCGGCAACGGAACACCCATCTGCTCTTCGATTTGCTTGCGGTACACGAAGGCAAGGTGTTCGTTGATGTGAGCCTGCATTGCAGCCATAGCCTGCTGAGCCATTGGGTTCTGACCCATCTTGGCCATCATCATGGGGTCCTGCATCAAGCTGGTGTGTACCGCAATATGCGCATCGTGATCTTGGAAGATGAACGCCTTTGTCGGCTTGCCGTTGAAGAAGCCCATGTTCTCGCTGATCGGGTCCTTGGGCTTGATGTCGTCGTCGATCGGAACCAGCTTGTCGGCGTTCTTGATGCCCAAAACTTCAAGCATCTGGCGGTGCAACTGGGGCAAGTCGTAAATCTGCGGAGCACCTTGAGCCAACTGGATGGCAGCTTGGTACTGCATGATCCGCTGCGCCATGGTCGCGCTGTTCGGGTCGGACACAGGGATCACGTCCACCATGTCGTAGTCTTCTTGCTTGACCTTGCGATCCCCGCCCGAAGGTGTGTACTCGTACTCGCCCGGGGTGTTGTCGCGGATGATGGCCTTGAGGAGCTTGAACTCCTCTTTCATCGAGTAGTGGATGCGAGCCTGCACCGCGCTCATGGTCTTCAACTGACGCTCAAGTATGGCCAGTGTTGTACCTACGGGCGCATTGGCACTCATGTCACTGACCTTCATATCAGCAACAGAGCCCAGTCGGCGAGCCTCGTCGGTGATCTGGTTCAGCAGCGCCAACAAAACTTGTGACGGCTCCTTGTATGGCAAAGGCATGATGTTGTCACGCACCGATCCGCTTGGCACGTCCACATCACGGAACTCACCCGGAGCGATCGGCGTGTCGTCGCCCTTGATGCGAAGACCGCGAGACTTCAAGCCCCCGGGCAGGTTGGACAACGTACCAGCGTCCACCAACTGGCGGATGATCGAAGTGCCAGCGCGGGCGTAGCCACCGATGATGTGGATCAGGCCAAGGCCATACACACCGAAGCCGGGTACATATGTGTACTGTACAAAGTGCTGACGCTTGATTTTGAGCTCGTCGTCCTCGTTCCAATTGCGGCGGATGGCCAGAACTTTGGTTGTCGATCGGTCAATGGTGATTACATACGGCAGTGCAATCTCATCCTCGTCTTCATAGCCGGGCAGGTTGTAGTCAACGCACATCTCCAGCACTTGGTAGCGGTTGTCCTCACTCAGACTGAAGCCTTGGTCCTCGGCCTTGCGCTTCTCAATATCAGAGAAGAACGACTGAGGCTCACCCAAGTCGGCATCGCAGTAGAAGCCAGCTACCTGTAGCTTCTTGATGTCGTTCTTGGTCTTGCGCATCACATGAGTAACGCGCTCGGCAGTGCGCGAACTGGACGCGCCATAGGGGATGATCAGGTCCTCGGCAGGGATAAAGACAGCGATTTGTCGGCCAAGGCTTGGGTCAAAGTAGACCTTCTTGAACGCAGCACCGGCCAAGCCCAAGTTGTACAGCATGCGCTCATGCTCAGGGCGGTACTCGGGCATCTCCTCCGTGAGCTTGAAGTTCATGTCATCACGAACCCGCTCGGCTGCATCTTCTTTCAGCTTGTCGATCGCACCAATGATCTCCGTCTTGACAGGACCTGCAGCGGGGAATGTCTCAATGATCGTCTCTGACTGGAACCTTATGGCAGCTTCAGTAAGCACAGTAGAGAACACACCGCAGGCACCAGTCCACGGCTCGGTTCGCTCTTCATACTTCATGCCAAGGACTTCGAGGCCCTTGACGTACATCTCAACCCAGTCCTTGCGACTGGCCATGTCAGCTTCAAACTCGCCAAGCAGGTCATCGGCCAGCTTACTTAGCTCGCCCTCGTCCATGTACTCGGCCAAGTTAGCGCCAAAATCTTCGCCAGTTTCTTCCTCCGGCATGAGGTCAATCTCTACCCCGTCAACGCCAATTTTTACACCTTCGGGGTCTTCAATTTCAATCTCGATCGCTGGGGTGTCGTCCTGCACGATATCTTCAAAGCCCATCCCAAGGGGAGCGCCGCCAATACCGGAGACCATATCTGATGCTGCCATGTCGAATCCTTAATAGAAGCCGCTGCTTTGGCGGCGAAAATACCGTTGTTCCTCTGGCTCGTCAGAAGGCAGTCTCAAGAACCCACCTTGGCGAAACCGCATGAGGGCTAAAGTTGTGGCGTCCACCAAGTCGTCATGCTCCCCGGACGGGAATGCAGCAATCTCATCAACGAGCTCTTCGGCCCATCGAGTGCGCGGAATCCACACTTTCCCCGACGCAATTATGTCCGAGACCGCGTTCAAACGGGCAATTTTGTCTTGCCCCTTGCCCGGCGTGTACTCTTGGACTGGTATGCCCATGGCTCGCAGCTCATATATTAGAGGGGCTCCAGATGCCTTTTTCTCAATCAGCATGCCGTCCGGTTCCCAGTCGCGGTACTGAGCCAGAACGTCTCTCTTCAGGTCCACCCACTCCACACGCTTCTTATATGTGTCGAGCAAGATAATGTTGGGCAGCGAGTTGTCTTCGTCGTTGGTGAAAATCCCCCACGTCGTCCCCGCAGAATAGTCAGCCCGCTGCGTTTTCTCAAACGCCGTGTCCCATGTCTGCAAAATGTACTCGCACCGAGGGGGCTCGTCGCCCTCCCACCATTTCCACCAATCACGCTTGACGATCGCAGACTCGTTACCCACTGGGTTCTGCTGGTACTGCGCCTGCCACTTGGCGTTGGGCAATTCCTCGTGCAGCGCTTCGAGCTCCTCTTTGGACCAAAACTCTGGCCATAAGGGATTACCCGAAGGCAGGATCGCCGGGAACTCAATGACCTCCCACTCCTCTCCACCGCGCTGAGCAGCAGACTTGAGCACTTGGCCAGTCAAATCCCGCTGAGCCCAGCGCGTCATCACAATAATGATCGACCCACCCGGCTGCAAACGCTGACGTGGGCCTGACGTGTACCACTCAAACACCTTGTCGTAGACCTCTGGGTTGGAAGCCGCCATCGCAGCCTCTTGTTCTGAGTGCGGATCGTCGATGATGAGCAGGTCAGCACCCTTACCAGTCACCGTACCACCCACACCGATCGCAAAATAGTCACCGCCTTTGCTGGTGTTCCACCGACCCGCCGCTTTGGAGTCGGACTGCAGGCTCAATTCGGGGAAAATGCCCTTATAAATCTCAGAATCCACCAAATTTCGCACTTTTCGGCCAAAACCGACCGCCAATTCACCCGTGTTGGAGCTCTGAATGACCTTTTTGTGTGGAAACTTGCCCAAAAACCACGCTGGCAACAGGTAACTGGCGAATTCTGACTTGGTATGTCGGGGTGGCATGTTGACGATCAGCCGTTTTGTCTGGCCACTGGCCACGCGCTCGAACGCTTCCGCCATCCGCTTGTGGTGCCGCCCAGAAATGAACGTGGGCCACACTTTTTCCACGAATTTGATGAACTTCGTCTGACTTAACTCTCTGGATTTTAACTGCTCCAGCTTGGTTAGCTGGGCCTCGAGCACGCGCATATCAGCATCTGACAGCTTGCCGCTGTCGAGCAGAGTCTCAATGTCTCTGAGTGATATGTCACTCATTTACCGCCGCCCCCAGCGTCCGGGTCTTCAGGGTCTACGTCTTTTTCCTCATATCTGATCGGCTCAATGTCAATCGGCGGGCCGAGCTGCTCGTCCAAGTCGTCCAGCGGCGTAATGTCCGTAACCTCTGTATTGAGCAGTCGCTTGATCCGCTCTTTAATAGAGCTCTCCAAAGAGTTGGACGTTGTGTGGTGCACAGTAATCTCGCTTCGTTCAGTGAACAGCCCTACGTCGCTGTGCTTGCCGAGCAGCTCCAACGCCTTGAGCTCCAGCTTGGTGTCTCCGCAGTCTGCAATCTGAATGAGCTTATTTGTTACGAAGTTCCGCGCCTGCTGGGCGTCGGAGAAAGCTTGGAAGTCGAATCTCTTTATGACTGCTGACGCAGCAGCAGCTTCACCTGAAAGCTTGACGTGTGTAGGCGCACCGTGCTTCTTGGTTCCGTTGATGAGATTGGTTGCTTTGGCAAGGTCGTCGCTTGTGAAGTCGATTGAGCCGCCTAGTTGTCCGATTAGGTCAGCAGTGTTCACAGCAACAGAGATGGCATCCGCGTGAGTGCCGGGTTGCTCATCAGATAAATCAAACGGCAGAGGGACATCTGCCACTGGCTCAATATGGATCATCGGGTAACCGCACCAATGAAAAGGAATGGGGGAAATGTAACATCGTTTCTAAATTTTTGCGAAAATTTTTTGGCGTTAGGGTTTTTACTTAGACCCGGGGGGTGTCCCTATATAAGCAAGTTACAAGAGTTACGGCTGGAAATTAACAACGTACCACGGAAAGATAGCCAAACTCAAAACGCACCTCCGAAAACTAAAAACGCACCTCCGAAAACTAACCAAACTCAAAACGCACTCCGAAAACTAAAAACAGCTCTTCGATTGAGCTCCGCAGTGTGTAGGGAGTTTCGGTAACCTTTTTGGCCTATTTGGGGGGTGGCGTACCGGTGGGTGTTGGGATTCACGGTTTTTTCGTTTTTTCCGGAGCTGGATTTGGTCTTGCTCTTTGGTCATAGCCTAACATTGTTAGGGTATTTATTGTTCACGTTATGCTTGCATTGTGTGGTGCATTGTGTTACATTTGAATCATGTTGAGAAGGTTCTCTACATCCGGTTGTTAGG